ATATACTTTTGCTTTCTCAGTCAATTTTTCTTTATTAGCTTCATAATATTTTTTAAAATACTCTTTATTAATATCTCTATTATTTTTAACGTAATGTTTTTGATAACAATCAATTTTATTTTTATTATCTTTAAAGTAATGTTTTTGATATGTTTTTCGATAATCTTGTTTTTGTTCTTCTGTTCTAAAACATTTTATCATATTCATATTAGCTTTTAGTTCTAATCTTAGTTCTTCTTCACGAGCTTGTGCTTCTCTATTATCATTACAAGGATATTTTTCAATTTCAATCATTTTAAAATTTTCCCAACCACCATTTTCTCTTATTTGAATATATTTTTTGTTATTATATGTTGTGCGGTTTTCTTTATTACAAGCACCTTTATGATTGGATTTCCTCTTTGTAAAATCAGTTGTTGAACCGACATAAAGATAATCAACGTTTTCATCACTACAAACAATTTTATAAATTACAGTTTTAGAATAATCAATATTTTGTCTTGGCATATTATAAGATATAATAAGATATATATTTAAATCTTTAAATTGTTTTTTATTATTTATTTTATTATCATACAGACTATTTCGTCAAACGACATTTTTTTAAATTTGTTTTTTAATTTCATCATAAACATTAAGAATTGTTTTAAATCCATGTTATCTTTTAATAAGCATAATATTCTAGTACAGACCCACCTCCCACAAGTTGTTGAACCATTTGAATATTTTTGTAATTGTAATTTATTATAAACAATGTTAAAATTAGATTTAACCAAAAGATTTGTTAAATAATTTTGAGTTTGTCCGAATTCAATATTTTTAGCTTTTGAAATGAAATTATTTTTTTGAAAATCCGGTTTTCCAGAATACGAATTAAAAAACTCAATTGTATTACTATAACGTAAAACACATACCCAGTGCCCAACATTATCTGCGGTTGTTTCAATTAAAATTATAACATAATCAATTGGTTTAGTTAATAAATCCGTTATTTCATTATAATCTGCTAAATCATTATATTCAATCATTTTACAGTTAGGAAGGTAATTTTCTATATCCTGTCCTGTCATTGAAACTTTTAAATTATCCATTATATATATATATTATAATATTAAAAAATTTATATGTTTCTAATTTTTGATAAATAACCAAATCCTGAACCAGTTTTCATATTTGTATTAAATGTTTGTTTTCTTTGTTGAAAATCATTATAAATATTATTAAAAATTGAAACTATTTTATTAAATTTATCTTTATAATCGTCTATATTATATGAAATAGATGTTTTCATCCAAGGTGAATTTCCAACATTAAATGATTTAACACTCTTTTCAATTAATTCATTTGTTTCATCTATAATATCATTTAAATCATTGAATACAGGAACGGATAGATTATTAAAAATTGGTCTTAAATCTCTATAATTTCTACCAATATTTTGTAATAATGAATAAGCATTTAGTAAAGCTTCAAACGATGAAGGAAATTTATTATCACCGTCAAATTGATTTAATAAGTCTTCTAATTGTTTATTGTTTAGTTCTTCTAACTCTTCATTTAACTCTTCATTAAATTCTTTTAGAGGTTGTCCGCTATTAAACTTATCAACTAAATCTTTTACTTTCCCTGTTTTTGCAGGGGTCAAAGATTGTAATTCTGAATTTGTCTCATTAAGTTCTTTTTGTGCTACTTCATCATCATCTTTTTTATCCCTCAATCTTTTCAATTTGTTTTTAGCTATTTTATTCAATATAGCATTTTTTATCTTGGTTTCGGCTTCATTCCTTTCTTTTTGTTTTTCTTCTTCTTGTCTATTTCTTTCTTCTTCTTCTCTTTCTTCTTTTTGTCTTTTAAGTTTGTTTCTTGATATTCTATCTTCGTATTCTCTATTTTCTCTCATTTTATCTATATTACTATCTACACTATCTAAAATATAATCTACAACATCAGCTGAAATAGTTTTATTATCTACTGCTTTTTTTAAATTTTGTTCCAACTTCTTTTTTGCGGCTTTTGTAATTTTAGATGCGGATACATCCCTTTTATCTACATTATTATAAACACTATCTAAAATATAATCTACAGCATCAGCTGAAATAGTTTTATTATCTACTGCTTTTTTTAAATTTTGTTCCAACTTCTTTTTTGCGGCTTTTGTAATTTTAGATGCGGATACATCCTTTTTATCT